GGCATGGGGTTTACGGAAAGTGACTATGAGCACTTGGTGAATTCGCTTTTGCCGAGGGGGCCGATTTGGCGCAGAAAGAAAGGCGGGATTCTCGATGCAATTCTCTTTGCGCTGTCAAGCGAGGCGGCCAGAGTCGATGCCCGCGCTCGTGCCGTCATCGAAGAGGCCGATCCGAGAACGAGCATCGAGGAGCTTAGCCGGTGGTTTGACGACCACGGTGTTCCCAGCGACTGCGTCGCAGCTATCGCGGACCCGTCCCTTGAACAGATGAGGCAGGAGCTGATCGCCAAGATCACGTCGAACTCAGGCTTGACGGCAAAGTATTTCGAAGAGCTTGCGGCCGTGCTCGGGTACAAGGTCTCGGTGACGACCTATTCGGAGCACGACGTAGAGCACGACGTAGAGGCTCCGCTCACAGATGCGCGATGGATCCCGGTGTTCACGCTTGGCATCACGATTGACGCGACATCTGGGTATGACGAACTGACGACAGAGTGGTCCGTCGAAGAGCCGTTGGCCAGGTGGGGAAATTCTTTGCTTGAGTGCTTGATCAGAGCGTTGGCACCGGCTCACGTCGACGTCGTTTTTATTTATCAATGAAGGAGAACGTAATGGCTCAAAAAGGTTTTTGGGGTTCAGGGGCGGTAGATACGCCGCCCGATCTTTCTACGCTTCAATCTGAAGGTTATCCGACATCCGGCGATCCGGCCAAGGGCATCCCGGCCACGAAGCCTCGAGCGCCGTGGTACTACATGATCGACCAGATGAGGTCTACCGTGATCGCGGCATGTTCGATGGTGCCCAAGGCATCTGCCGAGCAATTCCTCGAGGCCCTTCAATCGTTGAAGTGGATAAAGGACAAAAGCTTACCGTCGTCCAAGCTGGCCTCTGACTTCGCCCCGGATCATCTGCTGATTCGAGGCATGGCCCTTTCGGAGCTAAAAACCGTGACGCTTAAAGACCGTGAACTTGCCGTTGCAACCGACACGTACGAACTGTACATCGGTGACGGGGTCACGCAAGGCGGTCATTTGGTGAACGGGAACCAAATCACCGAAATCCAAATGGTCCTGGCGAAGCTGACGAACGCCGTCGCTACGCTCGGCCACCAGGCGCAACCTCTCTCAGGAGTTTAACTATGGCCCTGCCTAATCTCTCTCAAATTTCCGAAGCGCTCGACAAGATCATGCCCGAGCTGACGCCAGTTCCGGTCGGCACCGTGGCCTTTGCGCACGAAGTTCCGACGGGGTGGCTTCAGTGCAATGGGGCGGCGGTTTCTCGCACGACGTATGCGCGCCTTTTCAAGAAGATCGGCACGAAGTATGGCGCCGGTGACGGATCGACGACTTTCAATCTCCTTGACCTTCATCATCTCGTTTTGGAGGGAACTAATACCCCGAGCGAAGTGGCTCAGAAGGTAGAAGCTGGATTACCTGACATTACTGGTCAACAGCATACGTGGGGCTGGATCGTCAATCCGTCGTGTAGCGGTGCCCTTTATCCGGGTGGCGACAGTGGCCATCCTAAGCAAGGGGTCGAAAGTAGCGACACCACATATGACACGCTCTTCTTTGCCGCCTCACGTGCCAATGGGATTCACGGCAAATCCGATACGGTGCAACCATCCAGTCTGCGCTTAATGGCAATCATTAAGGCCTGACATTACAGGCTCTGTGCACACCGTTCTTGTCGAAAACCCCAGCGTCTTAGGCGCATTTGAAATCACTGCCAATTGGGCCAACAACCTCGCAGGCGACGTCTCTGGGAGCGTAGAATTCGGCCAGAACGTGTCTTTCCTAGCCAGTAGGTCAAGTAGCACATACGGCAACGGATCGACTGTTCAGCCTGCGTCTCTCAGGCTTTTAGCCATCATCAAGGCCTGACATCACTGGTACTGCCGGAGATGTGCATGTCGGAACGAACGCGAGTGCGGCCGGGGGCTTGGAATGGCAAAAAGCGGGGAATCGACAACATATGCCACTCGACGGCATTTGGCAGTTTGGTAACTTCTTTCTTAGCGCATCCCGCTCTTCGGCCGTTCACGGAAAGTCTCAGACCGTACAGATGGCTTCGGTCCGTCTGCTTGCCATAATCCGTACCTGACATTACTGGACAGGTGAACGACAACTACGGCGGCCCGGACATGAAGTTGCATTTAGGAGCGCTATCTAACACAGTGACCCAAGGCCCTCATAGCGGTACGCATCCCAACGATTTGTTCTACTTTGGCATCCTGAGTTTTCAGGCAAAATTATCAAATGCGACTTACGGCGCATCGTCGACCGTGCAGCCTGCCTCCCTGCGCTTGATGCCAATCATTCGCACCTGACATCAGCGGATGTGCCACGCTTATCGCCAGCTTCGACGATGGGACTGTGGCGGGCGTTTTTGACCGCACAAAGAACCCCCCCCCGGGCCCATGAAATGGGGGAGGTTGGGAAAAGGCCAACTATTCATCGCTCTGGTTTGCCGCCTCTCGCTCCAACGGACTTCACGGCAAGTCTGAAACGGTTCAGCCCGCAGCTCTTCGCTTGCTGGCGATCATCAAAATTTGACGATTGCTAGTAGGCGCAAGGCGTTCGGTTGAACCGTTTGGGCCTTGCTGTACAGGGCGTTCGATTTGCAAGCGGCGAAGTCTGCGCGTCCGTGGTACTGGACGGCTCTAGAACTATCGTACTGAGCGAAACTTCCGTTTGGATTATCAATTCGCCTATCGGTAAACGCACCGCTTGCGTTAAATGCAAGACAAGCCGAAGTGCTGTTGGTATCCATGTCGAGCCAACCGCTGATGTCAGGCCTTGATAATCGGCATCAACCGCAGGGAGGCGGGTTGAACCGTGGCCGAATTCCCGTAAGCGTCACTGCTACGTTTCGCCTGAAGGGTGATGCTCGCAAAGCGTCCCTTGCCAGATGTACCGAAAACCGCAGGGTTATCGGTAACGTCGCCTGTTAGTGCGCGGCCATTGAAACTCATGGTTGCACCACCTGCTACGTCGGTCAAATTGCCAGTAATGTCATGCCTTGATGATTGCCATCAAGCGGAGACTGGACGGTTGCACCGTCTGAGACTGCCCGTAAAGCGCAGTGGACTTCTTCGCAGAGAAGATTAGATACGCGTGCGCAGCAGTCGTCTGATCGACGTTTGTAGCGAGTATTGGATGACCTGAATCGCCATCGCATCCGAAAGCACCGTAATTGCCGTTACTGTTTACAGGAAAGCCCCAGAACAACTTACTACCAGTAATGTCAGGTACGGATAATGGCTAGAAGCCTGACTGCCGACGGCTGTACCGTAGCAGACCTGCCGAATGTCGCCGCGCTGCGGCTAGCGGCAAACGTAATGTCCGAATACGTTTCCGTTGTCGCGTCCGAAAGGCTTGCGTTAATCGGGTGAAGTTTGCTGCCTGCATAGCCTAACGCCCCCGCGCTACCTGTCATGACGGGATAGCCCCACAAGAGCTGTTGACCAGTAATGTCAGGTTGTCGGAGTTTTTCGAAAAGCCCGAAAAATCGGTCCTTTTTCGGCACTGTGCGCGGCACAGGCTCGATTGATGCCTCGAGCCTGAACTTTTGCCTGCGGCCTAGTCGGAATCGACCTTTATGCCGGCACAACGGGCACAGTCGAAGACATAAAAGCACCACTGCGCGTAGACATTTTTCCTAGCGTCCAGAAAGTCAGAACGCTGATACGCGCGGGAAACGGCTGAACCTGTCAGATGGGCAAGACAGGCTTCAGCGACTTCATACGAGACCTCGTGGTCGGCCATCCATGAGCGAGCGATAGACCTGCACCCGTGGGCGACGAGTTTCCCTCGCAGTTCAGTTGAGTGCAGGTACTTCGCAAGCGTCTGCGAAGACATCGGCCTCGATCCTCCAGTGCCTGGAAAGATGTAGCCGGACTTCGGGTGTCTCGACACGGCTTTTGCTTCATCGAGCAGATACCTAAGCGCAGGGATGATCGGCACGCGGTGCTGGCGACGTTTCTTCATCTTCTCAGCTGGGATAGTCAGAACGTCGTTCTCGATCCACTCCAACCTGATCGAGGCAACTTCACCTGGACGGAGCATCGAGCAAAGAGACCACAGAAAGATGACCTGCATCCTGCGCGAAGCGTAGGAGATGACGCTCATGGCAGAGGAAAGTTCCTGCCAGTCAATCGCAGGCATCGGAGTTACTTCGGCAGGCGAGTAGATGCGGTTCAGTCTTTCGACGGGATTGTGCTTGATGAGGCCTGCGGCTACCGCAAGGTCGAGGATTTCACGGCATCGCATGATGACGCGCTTCAGGGTCACCTTTCGGTCGGCCTCGAGGAGCGGCTGGACGATGTGAACGATGAGAGGCGCGGTTATCTCATCGATCTGTTTGTTCTTGATATGGCGTAGTAGATGACGCTCGATCATCCTGCGCTCGTTCTCATAAGAGACGATGCGGCCACGCTTCTGATCGCACCAGATACGGAAGGCGTCGGCAAAGACATAGCCTCGCGGCGGCTCTTGTCCCCGTTCTTTTCTCTTCTGTCTGGTGATTTGACGGGCTTCTTTCAGTCCCATCTCGGGGAAGTTCCCGAGCTTGATATCCGTCACCCGCCCGAGGGTGCATAGGCGCAAGACCCATGTTTTCGCGCCAGTCGGATAGACGCGAAGCGTCAACCCGTGACTATCTGTCACGACATACCTTTTTTCACGCGGCTTCAAGGCCGCGACTTTTTTAGGAGTCAGCATGACTACTACTTCCTTCAAGAAGGCGTTCAAGTACGACGCCTCCGGTTACTTCGAACATGAGCTTTCCGTTCAGGTTGTGGACGGTGATGCACTCATGCCGCCGTCCTGCACGCTCGTTGCTCCCGTGAGCACTGGCGGCATGGATGCCTCGAAGTTTTATCGTTTCGACGGCAAGACGTGGATTGCTGAGTCGAAGCCGACGTGCGCTGCAGATCTCGTCGGTGTGGTGGTTTCTCATTATTCCCAGACGCCGCACGACATCGAAATGCGCTCGCTCATCCAGAAGTTTGCGCAGGAAGAGGGTTATCGCGAAAAGCGCGGCGAAGATCTTTCTTGGTCTGTCGAGAAGATTCCCGAAAAGACGCCCGAAGAGAAGCTTGCTGAAACTGAAGAAGAGGTTCGATCTAAGCGTGATCGCCTGATCGCGGATACGGACTACTTGCTGATGAATGACTATCCGGTCTCTAGTGAAGAACTTGAGTCTGTCAAGGCGTATCGCACTGCACTTCGCGATGTGCCTCAGCAGGAAGGGTTCCCTTACGAAGTGGTGTGGCCGGAGGTTCCGGCTGCTCTTGTTCGAGCCCGGTGAAAGGGGAAACATTGAAAAGTTGAGATGCCGCCTTCGGGCGGTTTTTTCATATGTGGGATTTGATTGTCAAGGCGATGAAAGATGCGCTCAAGGAAAAGGTGACTGAAATGACGAAAGAAGAAGTGAAGGAGTGGCTCGATAAGATCGGGGTCAAGGTCGAGCAAGTGACGGACGATCTCATCGCCAAGGTGGAGGCCCGGAAGGCTCTGCTTGATGCGGAGACACGTCGGAAGACACGCCTCTTCTGGGGGCCGGTTGGTTTTTTGGTTGGCGCGGTCGCCGGCTATGTCTGCGCGGCCTTTTTCTGAGAACTGCGGGGTCCTCTTTTTTTGAGCTTCGCGTCCCTAAACCAACGTCAACTCCCCCAAGGATATCCCTCGGGGGAGTTTTTTGTGCGCGTGTGCTTGAAGTCTCGTTAGAGACTCAAGGCATGCGGGAGGTTGCATGCCATACAGAGATTTGAGTGACGGGCAGATTCTGGCCGCTGCAAGTGGTTTTGCGGCGATCTGCGGTTGGCTTTCGTACCTGCTGAAGGTACAGGAAGGAAAGGCTTTCACATGGCGAGAGTTTTTGCTTCATGGTGCGATCAGTGCTGTGTGCGGTTTGATCTGCTACGAGGTGCTTTTTTACGAAGGGTTCCCGCCGCAGTTGTGTGGGGCCTTGAGCGGCATGGCTGGGTGGGGCGGCACGCGGGTGATCCGTCTTATTGAGGTTGTTCTGCAGAAGCGCCTTGGTCTGGATAAGGAGGATTTGAAATGAAGAATTTTGGCGAGTATTCGTCTGAGTCCGCGATGGACTTCATCGAGGCTTGGGAGGGGTGCCGCCTGCAGGCGTACATGTGCCCGGCGGGAATTTGGACGATCGGCTGTGGCCACACGAAGGACGTGACGGAGCACGACGAGATCACTTATGAGCAGTCGAGGGAGATGCTTCGTGAGGACGTCGAGGAGGTCAAGCGAGGGCTTGCGCCTTTCGTCAATGTTCACGTGACTGAAGGGCAGTTCGTGGCATTGGTGAGTCTGGCTTTTAACGTGGGAGTGAGCTACGTCGTGCACCAGTGTCCGAAGCTCATGCGTGCACTCAATGCTGGAGATGCGGAGGCCTGCGCTCACGAATTTCTCGATATCAACCGGGCAGGCGGCAAGGTGCTCGCGGGGCTGACCGAGCGCCGCCGCGCCGAGGCAAAACTCTTTCTCTCGGAGGTCTGAACATGGTCTATCTGAAATGGCTGGCACTCATGCCTGCGTCGTTCATTATGGCAATCATTGGCCGCCTTCTCGCGCCCATCCTGCCTTTCTTCGTGGACAAGGAAACGCATCGTCTGCCGAGGTGGCTGTCGTGGTTCGCCACTGACGACAACGACGCGGATGGGGATGCGGGCCATTGGGAGCGATGGCCGGGCACTGATCCTTGGTCGACGTACAAGCGCCGACTTGCGTGGCTTCTGCGCAACGTTTGCTACGGCTTCGACATCGATGTTCTCGGCGTTCGCGTCTATCCGACTGACGACTGGGAAGTTCGAGGAAACGAGAATGCCTCCGACACGAACGGCGTGTCAGGCACGTGCCGCAGGCGTTGCCGCCGCGATGGGAAGCTCATCGCGTTCCAGCTGTACTACATCAAGCACTACAGGTTGCTCGGCAGGCCGTGCTGTGTGCGGATCAACGTGGGTTGGAAGCTGTGGGGATCCCGAGACAAGAAGGCACAGTACGTCGGTATTTACCTGAATCCCGTGAAGGGATGGAAGCTGTGAGCTAGACGCCACAGAAATGAAAAGCCGCTCAGGGGCGGAATCCTGAACGGCTCGTAAGACCCAAAACGCGAAAGGTGTCTATGGGAGATATTTTACCAAATTTGGGAAGCTCTTCAAAACCCCCATCTTTGAGCGATGGGGGAAGCAGTTTTGTTTAAATTGAGGACTCCAGACCTGACGC